CGCCGCCAGCACGGCGGCGGCGGCGTCCTGCGCCCGCCGCCGCGCGGCCGCCGCCTGCGCCTGGGCCTGCTCGGCCTGCGCTCTGCGGCGCTCGCCTTGTTCCTGAAGCGCCGCGACGGCGGCGTTCTGCTGATCGATGGCGCGCTCAAGACTGTCGGCTCCAACCCTGCACTCGCGCCACCCGCGCTCGAAGGCCGCCGCTTCCTCGCGCCAGCTCTGTTGGGTCCTCGGGTCGACCAGAGCCAGCCTGGCGGCGGCCAATTGCCCCTGCAGGTGGTGCAGTCGAAGCGTCTGCCCCCAGAGCAGGCCGCCTGCGGCGACGGCGGCCAGGCAGAACCACGCTTGCGGCCTCAACAGCAGGCGCGACAGATTCCAAAGAGACAGCAATCGCGCCTCCCTCGAAAAGAAAGTTGTCTGGAACGCGGAACCTTTTCCGCCGGCCGGAATTTTGGAGTGGTCCGGTTCGTCCCAAGGACGAAGCTGACACGACCGGCCCGGCCACGCCCCCCCGACGTTAACCGCCGGGTCGGTCACCTTCCCCCAACAATGATCCAGCCGTCAGGTCGAACCTGTCACCTTGGGTTCGGCGGGGTTCGTGCCCCAGACCAGGGCCATGACCGCGCCGCCAAGCGCGCCGTAGAACACCCCTGCATCCGTCAACGACACCGCCTTCCCGGTCAAAAGCATGACATAGGGCAAGGGCGCGCCGAGCAGGAACATCAGCATGGCCAGCCCCTTGCCGATCGCGAAGCTGTCGCCGTCCGGACCCGTGAAATAGTCGCGAAACACCTTGCGCAGCAAAGCCCCCCCGCTCACGGCCGGCCTCCGGCCCAAAGGTGGCCCAGCCAGGCCTTGACCACCACCATCAGCACCGCGCCCAGTATGGTCAGGGCGGCCACCATGCCCAGACCACGGTCGCGCAAGGACATCATGGCCCGAAGATCCGCGCGCAGCCCGCCGTCGCCGTCCCGGCCGACGACGATCTCGCTGAGACTTTCAAGCTTGGCCTCGATGCGGGCCAGCGCGGCCGTGACTTCGGCGCCGTCTGTCGATCGGAGCGCCGAACGCTGTCCGCCCGAGCTCATGGCCGTTCCTCGCGCACGCGCCGACCGGGCGCCCGCGCAGCGGACGTCATACAGGTACGCTTCATCTGGCTAACCCTCGTTGGATGGCGCGACGCCGTGTCGCAAGACGCGCAAAAGCGCGCGACGCAACCGTTCGCGCTGACGACCGTTATCCGTTGGTGGCGGTCGCGGTCCCCTCTCCCCGGCCGTCGCCAGAGTGAGAGGCCCGGCGATCCCTTCCCCGCCGGGCCTTTTCACGCCCAGGTCAGGCCAGGCGGCGACCGCCGGTGACCGCCCAGGTCAGGATGCCGGCCAACAAGGCGTCGTAACGCCGGGGCACAAGCGCACAGGTCGAAACGACCACACGGAAGATGATCCGAGGCGCAGTCAGCGCCCTTCGCCGCCAGGCCGGTCCCTTCCTGGGACGGTCTACGGGCGGAGCCTTTGGCGAGGCCATGTTGAACATCTGACGCCTCCTGGTCGAACCCCGGAATCGAACGCCCAAGCCTAGCGCGACGTTCCCACATCTTCGCGTCGGTGTGGAGCGACCTTAGGCGGTTCGTACGCCGACCCTCATCATTTCCGCGAGTCGCCGCGCCCGGGGGCCGACCTGGCGGGCCCAGAGGCTGGCGAGCATGCCCGCCGCCGCCGCTGCATAGTCGCCGGCGCGCATCTGGGAAAGCGTGGCGCGGAACTTGAGCAGCCCCGGAACGCCTAGATTGAAGGCCATATTGACCAGAACATCCTGCCGAGCCGGCGTCATTTCCCGCCACCAGGGCAGATTGCGGTCCAGCGCGCCCTCGACCACGCCCGCATCCTGTGCAAGGGCGGCCTCGGCCTGGGCGAGCGACCAGACCAGTCCCTTGCGGACCTCAGGCCCGGTATGGCCGTAGCCGATGGTCCATGGATCGCCTCCCGACAGCGGGTCCGGGTAGGCGATCAGCCTCAGGCCCTCATCCCGCCGCAGGTCCGCCAGTACGGCCGGCGTCGGCATCTCAGTTCGCCGCCAACGGCGCGGCGGCCGGCTCGGCCGCGCCATAGCGAACGTCCGGCGCAGGATCCTCCGAAGGATCGGGCCAGGGCCTTCCTTCTCCCGGCGCTTCGCCAAGTTCACGCAGCGCCGCCTGGCGCATCTTCAGGCCACGGCCGTCGATGGCCAGACTGTGCCAGCCGTTGGCCGCGCCAAAGCCCGCGCACTGCCCGAGCACGACCAACGCGGCCTGCCGGGCCGCGACGTCCGCGATCTCGGTTCGCCTCGCGTAAAGGAGTTCGGCCGTGTCGCAGATCGTGACGACCGGCGACATGGCCGCGAGGGTCCCTGCAAGCAGTTCCGCCACACCGTCGGGCAAGGCCGGACCGTGTTGAAGCGCGAAGGTCTGCACCGCGACGCGCATTTCGGGAATGCCGGTGATGGTCTCCATGGAGGCCTCCTATTGAATGCTGGCGTCGAGCGGCGCCGGCGCCGACAGGGCCTGCACGGGCTGCGCGCTCGGCGTATTCAGATTGAAGAATGGGTCCACGCCCTTGCGAGCGATGATCTCGCTGCGGGTGGCGATCCCGGTGAGCGCGCTGGCGGCCGCCCGGTGCTGGGCGCCTTGGATGGTCCGCTCGACCATCACGAATCGCGCCCGCTCGATCGCCGAGACGAAATCGACCGGCGAATGGCTCATGAACACTTCCTGGTAGCCGTCCGCCTGGATCTGAAACGCCCCGGTGTCGGCCTGCAGCGCCTTGCCGTCGTCGCCGACGAGCGAGCCGGTGAAGCGGAAAACCTCCTGACCGATCTGGCTGGCCTGATCGTCATGGATGGTGCGGACCTTCACCTTGTGGTCGCCCAGTTCGTAGACGCGATCCTCGGTATTGATGTCATGCCCAGCGGCGCGCAGCGCGTCGGTGATGTCCACCGGCACGCTCTTTCCTTCGGCCATGCGGCCCTCCTATGGGATTTGCGACTGGTTGTGAGTGAACACGAAGGCGCCGGGCTTGACGCCGGCGGCGTAGCTGCGGTTGCCGACCGCGATCTGCGCAATGGGCTGTACGCCGATGTCTTCGACGGCGACGATCTCGGCCCAGCCGAACACGCCGTCGACCAGATAGGCCGCCTCGGCGCCAAGGGCGTGCTGGGCGAAGATCGCCGAGCCATCCCGCTGCTCGATCGGGGTCTTGACCGTGCAGCCGACCTGCGCCCCGTTGGCCAGGGTCAGCATCACGCAGGGCTGAGCGCCTGGCCGGTTGCTGTAGCAGACCTCCGGCTCATGGCCCGAACCGTCGCGCTTGAGCACCGTCAACGCCGTGCCGGCCTGCACAGCACCGGCGCGGATTCCGTTCGGCATGTGCGAGTCGGCCAGCACGCAGATGCCGCCGCCGCCTCCGCCGCCGCCGCCTATAGGAGGTGATGGCGGAGACCAACCGCCGCTCGGCTGCTGGGTCGTCTGCACGCCGAGGGCGATGTAGCGGTCTGGACTGGTCGAATACGGCTGCGTTCCAGAGGAGATCGCTATGAAGGTCGAGGCCTGCAGGTCCCAATAGACGGAGTACGCCGTGTTCGGAGCGAGTCCATTGATCGGTTGGCTGCTGACGCTGAGGCTGTACCCAGGCAGATATAGGGTGAACGGAGCGACGTTGATCGACGTCGACGAGGGCGACGATAGCGGCGCAGTCGGATTGATCACCCAGCCATAGCTGGTCATGCCGTTGATCGGCAGGCCGTTGGCGTTGACGATGCGGCCTTGAGCGGATTGATAGACGCCGACCCCCCAGGCGGATGGCGACCACGGCGAGGTCTCGGTGGCGTTCGCGACCGTCTCGCAAAATTTGGGACGCGTCCACATCATCCACGAGCCGCCAGGATAGTTCTGTTTGCGCAACAGAGGGACAGCGTAAGCGGCGCCGGTCGGAGCCTGAGCCCGAACTACGATACGGAAATAGTCGACGTTCAGATCACGGCCGGCGCCGGTGTTTCCGCTGTACGGATTGCTGTAGGACCCACTGCCGACCTGACCGCCGTTGGCGTCATACCAAACGATTACCGCCCAGCACGCGACCTGCGACCACGAAGTCACATAGAACGACCATTCATAGTATTTGCCGGCCTGCACCGCGAAATTGATCGTGGAACCGCCGGTTCCGTCCGGGCGCAGCGCGTAGACGTCAACCACGTTGTAGGCAGACCCACCGTTGGTCGTATTGTCCTGCTGGCTCAATGTGAATGTCGAGCGGTCTGCGACGCTCCAAGAGGCGCCATAGTAATCCGCTGACCGCTTGATGAGGTACGACGCGTTTGCCGGGTTCCATCCCACCCGATAGAGCAAGCTTGGGTCAAGTTGGTGGTCAGACCCCCAGAGCAGGTTGGCGCCGATACCAACCGCCAAGTCGGCCGAGCCCGCCTGGTTCTTGGTCGCGAGAGCGCCTTGCCCGGCGATCGAGGCGGACTGGTTGATGCCGGTCTGGTCGGCGTAACGGTCGACCGTGCCGGGCAGATACGGAACTTTGACGCTGGTGTTCTGGCCAGGCGGCGCCTTGGCGAGCATCGGCTCAGTGACAAAGATGAACGGGTCGGCCGTCGCCGTCGGCACATTGACGTAGACCAACAGCGCTGCCCATTTCGCCCCAGCAGGCGCGATGAAATAGCTCCAAACCTCCGCGAAATTGGCCGGATCGCCGTTCGAGGCGTTCGGGCCGCCGGCTTCGCCTCCCGTCAGATTAGGCCAGATGAACTGGTCGCCAAGGCCGGCGCCCGATCCGTCCATCCAGCGGACGCCCAGACCGCCCCTACACCGATGGTTCGCCATCAGGCAGCGGACATAGACGAGGTCGCCGGCGACGACAGGCAACGCGTACCGCGGCTGGTTGCCGACGGGGCCCACCGCGCCCCACGAATACGGGCCCCAGAACGACTTACCCGCCGCCACGTTCCCGGTGACGTGCCGGTACATGACGTTCCGCTGGCCGCCATATCCGGGGTAGTTCAGACCGCCCTCGCCGCTGTTTCCCGTGTTGCCATTGTCGCCGTTGGTCCAACCGTATTGACCATTCGACCAGCCGTCGTTGATCAGGGCGTTGGCCCCGACCGGGACGTTGCGGTTGTCGACCTGCACAGTGGTCAGGGTCGAGGTGGCGAGCTGGCCCTGGCCGGCGATGGCCGCCGCCGTGTTCTGGCCCGTGGGGTCGGCGTTGTCCTGAATGCCGCGGAACTTCACCTGGTCGGCGGCGCGCTTGCCGATGCTGACCCAGTCGATCTCCCATTGCGTCAAGGTGTTCTTGGTCAGGTCGATGCGAAGCTGCCGGACGCTCTGGTTGAGGTAGCGGGCGTCGCCGCTGATGTCCCATTCCAGGGTGAACCACTGGCCGGTCGTGAACGATGGCTGCGGGACCGAGATCGACCGCGTGCCGTCGATCGGGATGTAACTGGCGGTGCCCCAATAGATGGTGCCGCTCCAGTTCGCGACGGCGGTCAGCGGGCGCACGCGCATTCGCACGATATAGACGTCCGTCCCATTGTAGATGAACGGCTGGGTGACCAACCAATTGTCCGTCGTGGTCGGCGCATAGACCATCGTCCCGTTGCCGGTGGAGGTCAGGGCGGCGCCGGACGCCGTGAAGCCGTCGGCCGAAACGTTGAAGTTCCAGGTGAACCGGGGCGCGAAGCCTCCCTGGGTGTTGTCCACCTGGGCCGGCGTCAGCGGCGAGGTCGCCAACGGCCCCTGGCCGATGATGCCGCCGGCCGTGTGGTTGGCGGTGACGTCGGCGCCGTCCTCGGGCTTGCCAGGGCCCAGGATGTTGGACCAGTGCAGCGGTGTCTCCGGCGCCGCATTCGGGTTCAGGGTGATGGTGTAGTCGGCGACGGCCGACAGGTCCTGCAAGGCTCGTCCGAAGACGTTGAACGAGCGGAACTTCAGGTGCAGCGTCTGGCCGACCTGCCCCTTCTGATACGGGAACTTCCAGATGCCCTGGTCGAGCCGCACGAACACCGCGCCGGGCGCGTGGCTGGCGACGCCGGTGCCGTACACCCCCCGCCGCAGATAGCCCAGGCTGTAATGGTGCGCCGACACCAGCGAGGCGTCCCGGTAGCTGATCAGCTCGCCATCGACCAGGCAGAGGGTCGCGAAGGCGTCCGCGTCCGCCTGCGAGGCCCCCAGAAGGACGCCGTTGCTTGGGGTCACGTCGACCGCCAGGGTGTCGATCACGTCCGGATCGGCGCGGGACGGCAAGGCGTTGCTGATCGTGCCGAAGCGGGCTGGTCCGTTGACCACCCCCTGCCGCTCGTAGTTGGTTCCGTCCAGGCTCGCCCACACCTCGCAACCGCCCCAGTTCGGCCCGCCGGCCACGGCCAGCCACGCCTCGTACAACGTCCCATTGAGGAGAGCGCCAGGCGGGTTGATCAGCACCACGTTCACCGCCGCGCCCGGGCTGATGTCGTAGTTGGGGGCGGGGCCGGCGGCGGATTGACGGCTGAATTGCGGGGCGCTGGCGGAGCCGACCAGCACCTCCTCGGCGGTGACCTGCAGCAGACCGTCGCCGGCTTCGGCGATCTCGGTGATGCGGACCAGCTGACGGTTCAGGTCGCCGCTCGTGATGGTGACGACATCGACCATCGGTTCGAGCAGGCAATAGTTGTCGGCGAGCTGAAAGGTGAAGGTCTGGCGGACGTAACAGCTGCGCTGCACCATGATCTGGGCGATCTGGGCGGCGATGCCGGGGTCGCATATCGAATGCAGCGTCGCGGGATTGGCCTTGCGCACGCCGTAGGCGTCGATGCTGGCCTGATCGATCCCCGGCACGACGTTGGTGTTGTATTGGTGGGACCGGTCCAGGAACTCGACCTGGACATAGTTGTAGCAATCGGCCGGCTCCTTGAGCGAGACCTTGACCGGATCCTCGCCGTCGCTCGACGGAACGAAATCGGCCTCGCTCAGGTCGTAGACGGGGGTGAGTCTTGGGCTCCAGACCACGCCGTTGCCGCTGACGGCCACGTCGCCATAAGGAACCACCTTGAAGACGCCGTCGCTCCATACCGCGTCGGAATTGGAGGCGGTCAGGATCTCGGTCAGGAAGTCCGAAGCCGAACGCTGGCTGTCCAGATAGGGCGAGACCAACAGATTCGCGGCCGTGCAATAGAGCGCATGATCGCCGAGGTCGCCGACCAGGCCCGCGGGCCAGAGCGGAACCTCCGACAGGAACTCGCCGATCACGGTGGACGGCAACGCGTCGTCGACCGTCACGCCGTTGATGACCGCCCGGCTCCCCATCTCGACTTCGAACGAATGGTTCGGCAGGCCGGCGCCGTTCGACAGCGCGTAATTGGCCGCATAGGCGTAGGCTAGGCCGCTGTAGCCGATGGCTTCGGCGGGGTGGCTGCCGCTGAGATAGCCCCACACCGGTTGACCGATCGAACCGTTCGCCAGGCTGAGTCCCGCCTGCGAAAGCGCAACGCCGCCGTCGCCCGAGAAAACCGACTTGTCGCGATAGACCGTCCTGACGCCGGCCACTGGCCCGGCGCAGACGCCGAGGATGATCGAGGCCGTGTAGGTGTAAGTGGTGTTGGAGCTCTTGCCGCCGCCGCCCTTGCCGCCCGTGCTGGTCGTCGTGGTGTGCGGGATCGCCTGAAAGTCAGTATAGTACAACAGATTGCAGGACGCCCTGAACGTGCCCCAGCCGCGCCCGACGGCGATGCCGTAGGCGGATGTCTGCACCTTGATCTGGTTGAGCTTCGGCTCGGACGTGCTGGTCGACTTACCGCCCATGCGCGGGATCCTTCTCGGGCCAGAGGGTGAAGCACCGCGCCGGGCGGGTCAGCAGTTCGCTGTGGCCGTCCATGTCGTCGAGCGTGACGCCGACGCCGATGTAGGCGTGGATGACCAGGGGCGGGTCGACGACGATGGCGCCGTGCGAGAACGTGCGTCCGAACCGCCAGACCACGAAATCGCCGGGCGCGAGCGCGTCCCGCTCGATCTCCGTCGCCAGACGGTTCAGCCAGCCGAGGTAGAGTTCTTCACCGTGATGGAGATGCCAGTCGCGGGCGTAGACGCCGACGTCGGTGGGCGGAATGGCGCCGGCCTCGGCGTAGACCGCGAGCGGAAAGCGGGCGCAGTCGGTTCCGATCCCCTTGAGACCGGCTCCGTGGTGATAGGGCGTGCGCAGCCAGCTCATCGCTTCGGCGACCACGGCCTCGCGCATGGCGGCGGACATCAGACCACCGACGTTTCCGGAGCCGGCACGTAGGGCTGGCCCCGGAAATGGACGAGGTTGTTGAATTTGGTCAGGCAGGTCGCCTGGGTCAGGTCGCAACCCGGATAGATCGTGAAGCCGTCGCCGGCGGCGGGCGGCGCCGGCAGGGACGGCAGCAGGGTCAGGTTGCCGGCGCCGTCCTGGGCCTTGATCGTGCGGCTGATCCCCGTATTGGCGCCGGAGGTGAACACGATCGTTCCGTGCACGTAATAGCCCGACGGCGCCGAGACGTTGGTGGGCACATTGACCGGATTGGCGCTCGACACCACGACGCCCGCCCGCGCGAAACTCGCCCGATTGACCTGGCATTTGGCGCCGTAGAGCGTGTTGAGGCACGACGACTGATAGACGTCCGCCGGCATGTTGACGTTCAACAGCTCCAGCCACGACGACGCCGTGATGGTCGCCTGCGAGCGGCCGATGTCGGTGGTCTTGCTGAACCGGCCGGAGAAACGGATGTAGGTCCCGGTGGGGCCGGCGTTCAGCAGGGTCGGCCAGTCGGGTGCGATGGCCCGCTCGATCTTGACCAGGGCCCCGTCCAGGCCGTTCCGACGCAGGAAGGTCAGCCACGGCACGCCGTTCACCGTCTGGCGGGCGTCGGCCCGCAGGGTGATCTCGATGGTGTCCACCTGAATCCCGCGCTGGGTCTTGATCCCGCCGTCTTCGATCAGCGGGCCGCAGCCGAACACGTATCCGTTGGCGGTGACGGGCTGGTCGGCGCCGGTGTAGCGAAGCACCGCCCCTCCGTTCAGGGTGAAGGTGTAGAGGTCGGCCTTGACGAAGGCCTGACCGCTCTCAAGCAGGTTGATCAGGGCGACGGGTGCGCTGCGCATGGACGCCTCAGGGTTTGATGGTGACGAAGTTGAGGCCGCCCTGGCTCCAGAGGTCCTTGAACATCTGGGTGGCGTCGAGCTGGTCCTCGTCGAAGCGGCAGAGGAACAGGAACTGGCCGGACCAGACGATCTGGGCGCCGGCGGCGGGCGCGGTGCTGAACTGGATCGCGCCGTAAGGCCCGATGGTGAAGGCGGTGGTCGCCGCGCCGCCGACCGTGACCGTCGGCTGGGTCCAGATCACCGCCACCGGCTCGACGAACGGCGACGGCGAATTGGCGCCGACGGTGCGGTTGAGCTGGAACCCGATCCGCAAGCCGTCGCCGACGCCGACGACCTGGTTGCTCACCTGGTTGTCGTTGGGATCGAGGTAGTAGAAGAACCCGGCCTTGCCCTGCCGCGAATTGAAGAAGGCCCAAAGCTGGCCGAGTTCGTCCTTGCTGGGCGGGCGCTGGCGCAGGAACTCGTACTTCACCTGGAACGACCACAGCGGAAACGACCAGTAGGGGATGCGGATCTCGCGCCCCGACGCCGCCCGCTTGATCCCGGTCGACCATTGCGGCGACTTCTTCGCCACGAACTCCTGTCCCGGCAGCACGGGAAAGACGTCAGGATCGGTGGAAAGGTCCGAGGCGGTCAGAAGCCAGCGGCTCGGCTGCAAGGCCATAGTGTCCTCCTCCGCGGTCTTCAGATCGCGATGAACAGGGGTGCGAGGTTCTGATGTCTCCCGGCGCGGCCGGGGCTGGCGGCTATTTCGGCTTGACGCGCAGCGCCCGGTATTCGCGCTCCATCGCCTTGCGCACGGCGCCGGAGTTGCCCATCAGCACCCGCTCGACGCTGGCGCCGTCCATCGCGTGGATATGCAGGTGGAACTGGTCGCCCGCCGGGCCGCCGGCGTCGTTGGCGGCTGAGGGCGCGTTGGTGTTGGCCGCCGTCAGGCTCAGGCTGTCGCGCAAGGGGCGGGCGATGCTGGCCGGCAGCACCATTTCGTCCTTGTGCAGTTCCGTCAGCGCCCCGTCGTAAGGCACCTGCCCCCACCCGCCCTCGGCCGAGAAGATCGACTTGCCGAACGCCATGACCGCGCCCAGGGCGGCGGCGGCGGCGGCCGGGGCCAGGATCGGGCCGAAGGGAACGATGCTGGCGATCGCGTGATAGGTCGCCGCCGCCGCCCCGGCGGCCTCGTGGGCGATGCGCTTCAGCGTCGTCGCCGCCGACAGGGCGAGGCTCTTCAGCGAACCGGCCTCCTCCGCGGTCGTCCGCACGGCCACCCCGGTCGCCGTCGCCGCGGTCTTGGCCTGCTCCCCGAACAGCCAGGCGCGAACGCCGGACACCCATTTGCCCATCATCGACAGCAAGCCGCCCTGCTCCGCGGCGGCGCGTTGCTGCGCGCCCGCCACGGTCGCCGCGGTCTTGCCGGTCTCGACGCCGAGCCAACGGGCGAGCAGGCCGCGCCAGCCAGTGATGGTGACCGCCTCCGCGCCGGCTTCGACGCCCTTCCGCTTGGCCGCCTCGGCGCCGGCGGTGGCGGTCTGCAGCAACTCGCCGGCGATGAAGCTTTTGACGCGCTTTTCGATCACCTTGATGGTGTCGTTGAGGATCTGTTGTCCGATCTTCTGCAGCATGCCCTGCAGAGTCTCGGTGCCCTTGATCATGCCCTGGACGCCCTGGCTGACGGCGTCCACCCAGGGTCCGACAGCGGCCTCAGCGTTCGCCTGCTGCTGCTTTGCCGCAGCCTCCTGCTCCTTGGCCCGATCGATCCGTTCCTGGGCGAGTTTCTTCTCAACCTCGGCCGCACGCTTCAGCGCCTCTTCCCGGGCCCGGATTCCTTCCAGGTTTATCCGGCTGAGCTCGACCTCATGCGCCTTCTTCAGCTTTTGAATCTCACGATCGATGTCCTCGATCGCATTCTTGTCGCCGTTGTACAGGCGACGCTTTTCCAGAAGGATCGCCTCCTGCGCCGCGAGGTCGGCCTTGGCGTTCTTTTCGGACAGCGCCGCCTGCTCTTCATAAAGAGCCTTCAGCACCTCCGTCTCTTCTTTGCCTGCGAGCTTGCCCGTCTCCACCAGCTTCAGATTTTCGGCGATGCGCTGGTCGAACGCCGCCTTGGCGGCCTGATCGCGCTCGGCCTGGGCCTCCGCCTCGTCTTCCGCACGCCATTTCAGATGCTTGAGCGCGATCTGACGCTCCTCACGGAGGTTGTCCTCAGTCTCGGCGGAACGCTTCCTACCGCCCCCGCCGTGAGAGGTCCCGCCTGCCCGGCCGCCGCCGTTCTGGCCACCGTTCTGGCCGCCGCCCTGGCCATCGCCCTGGCCGCCTTGGTCGTCATCCGCCTTTCCCTTGCCACCGCCCTCCTTGGCGGGCTTGGCCTTGGCGGGCTTCAGCTTCGTCTCGACGATTATGTTCCGGACCTTGTTGCTGGTCTCCACGCCCTGGGCGATGCGGTCGCGGGCCTTGCCGACCGCGCCGCCGACCTCCCCGATCATGCTCTTGGCGCCGTCGACCACGTCCTTCTTGATCTGGGAAAGGCCGTTGCGGATGTCCCCGGCGATCGCCCCCCAGTTCAGGGTCAGCACGTCCTTGATCACCGTGCCCAGCATCTTGAAGTAGTCGAGGACGACCTGGATCTCGGTCTTCACGAACGTGAACGCCGTTCGGAACCCGCCGACGAACAGGTCGATGGCGGCCCGGACCATCTGGAACCGGATGATGATGCTGCCGACGAAGGCGGCGATGATCTCACGTACGATGTTGAAGGCGACGCCGAGGCCGTCCATCACCGTCTTCATCGCGCCGCTGTGCTTGTAGCCGTCGATAAGACCGCCGATCAGCTTGCCGATCCAGCCCATCAGCATGCCGACGACCTGTCCGACCACGCCGAAAACGGCCGCGAGGCCGTCGAACAGAGTGTGGACGAAACCGCCCTCCTTGCAGCTCTCGACGAAGCCCGCGACAAGCTTGCCGACCCACTCGACGATCTTGGTCATCGCCGGCGCCAGGGCGTCGGTCATCACGCCCTTCAGGCTCTTCATCGCCGCGTCGCTCTGCTCGAAGGCCTTGTTCAGCGCCGACCCCTTGCCCTGGCTTTCGGCCATCGACCTGCCGAAGTCCCAGATCGCCCCCGCCGCGCCGACCGCGCCCTGCAGCACCATTCCCCAGCCGGGGATCATGCCCGCAAGGGCGGTCGCGCCGCTGGCCGCCTTGCCGGCGATGCCGGCGAGGCCATGCGCGCTCTTGGCGGCCTTTTCGGCGACGCCCGCCAGCGCCTGCCCTCCGGCCGCGCCCGCTCGCGCTATGCCGGACAGCGGGCCGTGGCTGTTGGCGGCCTTTTCGGCGAAGGCCGTAAAGCTTCGTGCGCTGCCGGCGACCTTTTCGGCCAGGGAGCTGAAACTCTCAGCGCCCCTCTGCACATTGCCGGCGATCTCCGCGACCTCCTTGACCAGGGTCTGCGACTTGGTCGCCAGCTCGCCGATAGCGGCCGACGCCGCCTTGGCGTTCACGCCCGTCTCCTTCATCGACATGGCGTTTTCAAAGGCGGCCTTCAGGTCGGCGCCGGCGGCCTTCATCCCGTCAAAGTGCTGCTTGACCCCGGCCGCCGCGGTTCCAATCTCGGAAACGTCCGCGCCGATTTTGATCAGAACCTTGCTGTCGGCCATCACCCGCTCCACTAGAGAGCGCCCTGGCGAACCCCAGGGCGACGCTTCGATCAGAGTTTCAACGTGTTCCGGGGCGAGACCGGCCGGGACACGAGCGTGTCCAGGCCGGCCGCTTTCGTGAACGGCCTATCCCCAGCCCCCCGGGGCGACGGCCTGCATGTCGGCGATGAAGTCGCCGATCTCGGCCGGCGTTTCACGTTTGGGCTTGTTCAGGCCCAGATAGGCGGCGACGGCGATGTGGACCGGGGGACCGAACTCGCGCCAGTGGTCATGCATCGCATAGTAGCGACGCAGGCCCCAGCCGGCGCGAATCCGGTCCCACGACCCGCCCTCGCAGCCCGCGGCTACGAGTTCGGCGACGATGCCGTCGAAGTTTCCGTCGAACGGTCGTCCGCCGGATCGGCCGCCGCCTCGTCCTCCCCCGGCTGATAGGCTCCGGACTGGACGAGCAGGTCGTTGAAGAACGGCCGCAATCCTTGGAACTCGGAGGTCTTGAGGGTGTGCTTCAGTTCGACCGGGTCGCGGTCGGTGGCCACGGCCACCACCTCGACCATGGCCGACATCGCCTGCATGAAGGCCTGGCCGTCGAAGGCGGTCTGCACCGCCTCGATATGGGGCCAGGCCCGTTCAAGCCGCTCGAAGGTGTCGAGGTTCCCTTCGACAGGCTGTCCGCCGATGATGACCTTGGCCATCGGATCAGGCCGTCGCCGTCTGCGACCAGGTGAAGACGCGGCCCGTGCCGTCGTCCTGGGCCTGGAAGTCGATCTGCGGCACCAGGTAGTCCTCCTGCTTGAACGGCAGGGTCAGCTTGGTCGAGGTGCAGCACAGCAGGGTGAGCACCGAGGAATTGCCCTTGGTGGTCGAGGACAGCACCAGCTGGAAGGTCGGCATCGAGCCCATGATCGGGTTGTTCACGGTCAGGGTCTGGCCGTTGACGGCGTCGCCGTAGAGGTAGTTGAACACCACGGCCTTGCCGCTGTCGCCGGCGGCGAAGGTGTAGACCCCGCCGACGCCCAGCGAATACTGGCCGGTGCTCGGGTTGGAGGCCACCTGCTTCAGCGGCTGGCCGTTGGAGGCGTAGAACACCCCGAGGTCCTGCTTGAACGTGGCGCCGTTGGCGGCGGTCACGGTGTAGGGCGTCGACGCCGGCACCACGCTCGCCTCGTTGAACGCCTGGACGTTCTGGCCGGCCGCGACGGTCTGGCCGAAGAACAGGGCGTTGTAGATCGCCAGGTTGAGCTGGCCGAAGCTGGCCTTGCCCTCGATCTTGACCTTGCCCCGCGCCACGTCGAGCGGGAACGAGTTCTGGCCGTACAGGGCCTTGGTGTCGCCGGAGAAGTCGACCGACACGTCCTGCACGGCACCGAACGCCACCGGGGCGCCGCCGCCGACCGGCGTGAAATAAAGATTGCCGACGCCGAACTGATATTGCTTGGCCGCCATGCCTAAAGCTCCTTCGCAAGCGCGCTCTTCAGCTCTTCGAGCTTGTCGAGCAGGTGGTTGTAGGCCTCGGTCGCGCGCGACACGGGGCTGTCGTGGATGTGCCGGCTGATCCAGTCGGCGACCGCCCGCTCCAGGCGCTCGACCGGCGCCGGAGCGCGGACCGATCGTCTGGAGGCAGGCGGATTGGCCGCGGCCGCCGGGGCGGCCTCGGGCGCTTCGTCGCTCATCGCGTTCTCTCCTTGTCGTGAAGCGTCGCCCGCAAGGGCGCGGATCAGGGCGCGAGCAGCCTGATCGGCACGATCATCAAGGCCTGGCCGTCGAGATCGCCGGGATCTTTGAAGACCTTGCCGTCGATGAAGCAGTGGTGGACCAGCCCGCCGAGGGTCTGGCGCTCGTCGGGCGCGTAGGGCGGCGGCGCCAGCGCCGTCTCGACCGCGTCGAGGATGGCGTTGTTCGCGCTGGCGGGCGTCGCCGCCGGGTCCGCCCCCGCCCGGTGGTAGACCACCCACGACGCCGTCAGGACGCGGCGGTAGGGCAGACCGGGCTTGGACTTGATCTCCTCGTCGTGCTCGGCCTGGCACAGCGCCGGCTGGGCGGCCAGATCGTCCCAATGACGCAACCGCCGGGCGCGGTGCTCGAAGCCGGTCCCCGCCCCCCAGCGCACGTTTGCCGACAGGGCGAACAGGGCCGCGAACAGCGTTTCGCGATCCGGCGTCATGCCGCGCCTCCGATCTGTCGGCGGACCGCGTCGACGGCCGCCTGCCCAAGGGTCTGCGTCATCTCCGCGGCGGCCTCGTCCAGGGCGGGCTGCAGATAGGGCCGGGGCGGAATCCGCGATCCGGGATGCTTCACCGAGGCGGCGAACACGGGCTTGCCGCCGATCATGAAGGCCAGGGCCTTGGCCTTCACAGGCAGGATTTCATGCGGCGGGGTCTGGCCGCCGTATTCCTGGATGGCCGCATACTTGACGCCCTGGGAGAACACCCGCGCATAGGTCTCCTCCCCCCCGCCCGCCACGTCGCTGGCGATGGAGCGCGCCAGGGCGCCGGACCTGGTCTGCAACACCTCGCCGGACAGCTTGGCGCGGACGCGGCTCTCCAGCGCGGAGGCGACCAGGGCGATCTTGTCGCGCACCGCCGCCTGAACCACGGCCGGCATGGCGTCGAAACCGCGCCCCACCGCGTCGATGTTGTCGGACACGTTGAACATCCAGCCCTCCGCCTAGCCGGCCACGCGGCGATACGGCGCCAGCATCGCCGCCGCCGCCGCGTTCATGTCTCGCTGGGAAAAGGCCACCACCTCGCCGACGCCGCCGGACAGCGACTTCGAGACCTGGCCGATGCGGTCGCGGCGGCGGAAGGCCTCGCCGACCAGCTCCACCACGGCTTGGGCCACCGCGACCGGCGGCGCGGCGTAGCCCGCCGTGTAGCGGACCGTGACCGGCGACCGGTTCGGAAACGCATCGCCGATCAGCGCCAGCGTCTGCCCCTCGAAGAGGAAGCCGCCCCTGCCGCCGGCGGGATCGGCCGGCTGGTTCACCGTCCGCCCCTCGAACGTAACGTCCAGCACGGAGACGATGGGATAGTGGCGCAGCACCATGATCTGGCCGCCGGTCCCCAGGCGGGTCTCGACACGGTCGGCCAGCAGGAGGTCCCGCTCCAGATAGTCGGCGACAAAGCCGGACGCCGCCGTGATCAGGCCGGCCAGCAAGGCGTCGCTGGCCGTGCTCTGGGCCATGTCCGGCAGCCAGGTCTTGACGGCCGCCAGGGTGGTAAGGTCGCCCGTCGCCATCGCGCGCGCTCCTCTTCGGATCGACAGGAAAGGCCCGGCCGGCGCCCGTGCGGGAGCGCCGGCCGGCCGCCGGCTCAGCCCTTGGCGATGTTGGTGATCACGCCCACGGCGAAGGGCGCGTAGACCGCCAGGGTCTCCTCGGCGTAGACGCCCTTCTGGCGCTGACGCGTCGTGATCGGCCAGTCGATCTGGTAGTAATCCTGGCGGACCTTCACCTCGGCGACGTTGGGCGTCTCGCTGTTCTGGTATTGCAGCGGCAGGTCCTCGCACCAGCCGAGGATGGTGCCGGGCGGCAGGTTCGGGTGGATCTTGATCGGGATCTTCACCCCGCCGTCCAGCAGGAACGGGTTGTAGTAGAAGTCGATCATGCCGCTGGCGGTCATCTGATAGCCGCCGTCAGCCGGGGCCTGATAGTACTGCAGCAGCGAGCTGGCGCCGGTGCTCAGGCACTTGTCGGTGATGTTCCGCAGTTGCTGACTGTTGACGTACAGCACGGTGGGCGACACTTGCGAGGCGTCCCACATCGCCTGCAACATGTCGTCGATCTCGTTGACCGAGCCGCGGCCCGAGGCGGTCAGGGTCGTGCCGACGCCGGCGACCCCGGCCGACAGGCTCTTCACATAGGCGCCCGAGCCGGCCTTGAGCGCTGTGGTCAGCAGGCCGTCGAAGGCGGTGGCGTTGGTCGAGCAGTCGGCGCTGACAGCGCTGGCGGGCTGCCCCGTCCCGGCCAGGGGCGCAGCGAAGACGGCCGAGTTGATCGTGGTGATCGCCTCCAGCTTCTCCGCACCGGCGAGGCCGACGAACCAGGCGTAGCCGACCGCGCCGACGACCGGCGCGACGGTCGCCGCCAGGGTCTGCCCGGACGTCACCGCCTGGGTGGCGTTGGCCGACCGGTTCGACGAGCCGCCGTTCAGGGTGAAGGTCTTGCCGTCGGCGCCGGTCACGGTCTTCGTCGTGGCCGCGCCGCCGGCCAGGCTCGAATGCTTGAAGCCTTCGATGCTGAGGGCGACGACGATCACCGAATAGGTGGCCGCCGGCAGGCTCGCGCCGGTTCCGGCGGCGGCCAGGGCCGGGGCGGCCGGCGCGCCGAGGGCCAGGCTGTTGTTGCCGCCGAGCAGCGCCATCTCTTCCTTGAGCATGGTCTTCTGGAGCAGGCGGATCGACATGGTCGCCTGCACGTCCTCGAACGACTTGCCGGCGTTGATCGCCTCGAAGGTCGCCGAATCCTCCTCGCCGATCGTGCGGTAGAGGGCGGCGCGGTCGGCGGCGACATAGTTCATCTGTCCGGCGCGCTGGCCTTCCGGCACCCATCCGATGGAGTCGAAGCCCGAACCGGAAAGGCCGGTGATGGTCTTCCAGTTGGTCGCCGCGCCGACGCCGCCGCCGACCCGCGGCAGGCGGTTGCGGATCGGCGTGGCCGCGGGGAACAGGTTCTTGGCCGGCGCCTGCAGGTCGTAGGCGACCAGGCCTGTGGCGGTGGAGATCGATTTCTCGATGCTGTTCGGATCGACGCCGGCGGCGCTGAGCACCGAGCGGGCGATGTCCTCGGACGGGTTGGACAGGGAATCGACGACCGCCTTCTTCAGGTCGGCCGATTGCATCACGTGCTGCATGGATCGTGCTCCTTCCGGGGCATTAAAAAAGCCGCTCTCAGGCGGCTTGGATGCGAACGCCCCGCGAGGCGGTCGACAGGTCGAAACGGTTCGAAGGGTCAGCCCAGCGGGATCGGCTGCGACAGCGCCGCCTTGGTGAGCAGAAAGGCCCGCTCCTCGGGCGTCATGTCGTCCAGCGCCCTGCGCACCGCCTCGGCGCTCAATCTCGCCCCGACATGGCCGGCGGCGTCCTCGCCCTTGCCGACCGCCTTGGCGAAGGCCCCGCCGGCGGTGCGGGCCGGCAGCGGCGTCGCCTTCAGCCGGGCCAGTTCGCGGGCCTGCTCGTCCAGCCGCGCGGCCAGGGCTTCGATGCGCGGCGCCGTCTTGGCCAGGGCGTCGGCGAGGCGGCGATTGTCGGCCAGGACCTTGGCGTGCTCCTCGGCGAGGTCATCGTCGGCTTCCGCCGCCGGGTCGAGGGCCGGATCGGCCTGGGCGTCCTCGGGAGCATGATCGCAGTTGGCCGGGTCGCATCTGGCCCCCAGCAGGACCAGTTGATCGTGCGCCGCCTGGATGGCGTCGAGATCGAGCCCCTCGGCGGCGCTCGACGCCGGCGCTTCCTCCGGCGTCGACGGCTTGGACCGGGCGGGCTTGGCCGCCTGCGCCGGCGGCTCGCCCTTCGGCGGATCGGCCTTGGGCGGCGCGGCCTCCGCCGCCTTGACCAACCGCTCGCGCGCCCGCACCACGAAATCCTGCCAGCGCGGCTTGCCCGCGGCCTTGGCCAGTCTTTGAGCCTCGGCGCGAACCGCCTCGTTGGTCGGAGCATAGGGCATGCGTTGGGTCCTCGTCTGATCGGCTTTCCACAGGTCGATGACCGCCTCGGGATTGCACGGGCGGTCGACCAGGCTGATTTCGTTGAGCTTGAGCGCGGTGATGCGGCTGCGGTCGTCGGGGTCGCGCGCCAGCACCTTGCCCCCGATCGAGAAGCCCTTGTAGACGCCGGCCCTGACCTTGCGGATCGCTACGGGGTCAACGATGTGGGTCTCGATGCGGGTGACGCCGTCCTCGTCGACCTCGGCGCCCAGGGTGGTGCCGGCCGCCGACAGCTGGTGCATCTCGCGCACCGCCCCGAAGGCCAGATAGTCTGGCAACGCCGCCTTGATCGCTTCCGGCGAGACCGTCTCGCCGGCCTCGTCGCGGGCGCCGGTCGAGGCGATCCCGAACACCCGGATGGTGCCGTCGTCCAGTTCCTCGACCTTGGTCAGTTCGCCATAGAGCTTCATGCGGGGGTTCCTTGCGCTTCGGGAGAGGAAGGCTCGCTGGACGGGCCGGCGGGGACCTCGGCGGGCTCGGGCGGAACCAGCGGCAAGAACACCGAACCGGCGTAGACGCGAGCCTCGTCGCCGCCCTCGACTGGCTTCAGGCCGCGCCGATGACGCACTTCGTTGATGGTCGCGGAGCCGTTGCGCAGATCGCGGTCGTCGATTTCGGACTGCACGCCCGGCTCGACCTCGCGGCCGTCGTTCCAGCCCCATTCGAGGTCGGCGAAACCCAGGTCGTCCTGGATCACGCCGTCGGCCACCCGCTTCCACCACAGCTTCAGCGGCTCCAGCCCCTCGGCCTGGCCGCGCGCCTCGTCGGTCTCGGCGGTCGAGCGGTTCATCTGGCGCACGAACGGCGTCGGCGGCAGGTTGAAGCAATAGGCGACGATGCGGGCCAGCCACTCGTCGAACTGATCGGTGAGCGGGCTGTCCTTGAACGCCTGATAGGAGGTCCCCGCCGGCACCCACACCGCCTTGGATCGCTCGGCGGCGTTTCCGGACAGGCGGGCGTCGAACCAGGTCTGGAAGGTGGCGATGTTGTCGGCCGTCCACCCGTCCGGGGCGTTGAGGATGCCCGAGGGGATGTTGCCCTCGGTGAAGTAGGACAGCTGCGCCGCCTGTCGCCGCAGGATCATGTTGATGGTGACGATGATCTGCTCGACCGGGCCCAGGCCGTAGAGGTGGCCGGGCCGCGGGTTGCGCGGCGCGTAGATCAGCTCGTCCGCCGTCAGTTCCGTCCAGACCTGTCCCTTGATGACCTGCTGAAAGGCCGGCAGGGGCGGAAACGGCCGGCGGCCGGTGTCGTCGACCAGCACCTTGACCGTGTCGCCGGGCACGACATCGAGGCCGATCAGGTCTCCCGACCGGTTCCGCCGCCGCTCGAAGGCCGGGGCGTCGAGGGCCAGCAGGTCCTCCAGGGCCAAGCGCAGCCAGCTGGCGAAGGGCGTGACGCCGTCGGGACGCCGCCAGAAGGCCTCGACCGTTCGGATCTGGGCGTCGCGCTCGCCGGCCTGGTCCGGGGTGGCGTCCCTATGCTTGATGGTCCAGGACAGCGCCTCCATCTGGTCCTTGCGGGTCTCGATGGCCAGGCGCACGGCCTCGACGTTGGCGAAGGCGCGAAGCTGGGCGAACCCGAACGGCTCGGACGATCGCGGCGTGTAGACGGTGTTCTCGCCGACCGCGAAGTCGACCAAGCGCACCGGCTGCGGGTCGGGCGCCGGAACCGGCAGGCCCGGCGAGAACAGCCCCGCCGAGCCGAAGCTGGATCGGCCCGTCACGGCGCTGTTCAGGCGAAAGCTGAGCGAGGTGCGGACACCGCCGGATGGGGGCATGGCTCTTTTCCTTGTCCTTGTCGCGTCGCCGGCGCTTTGCGCCTTGTGAACTCAATGCAGAGACGAGTAAGTTCCATCACTCGCCCAAAAGGCGGGTTCCGGGGGCGGAATGGACGACAGGTTTTTGACCCTGACATTGGGCGTCGCGATGGTCGGCGTCATTCTGGCGCCGCTCGCCGGGGTCGCCCTGCTGATCCGTCTCCATTCCCGTGGAGCGCCCGAGCGGGCTCTCCGGAAGACTCTTCGCGAACAGGCGAACGCCGCCCAGCGAGTTCAGGATCAGGAACGGGCCGCCAAGGAGGCGGCGTTCCCGAACGAATACGACGGCTGGACGACCTTCGTGTCGCCCTACGACCGGAGTTTTCTCGGCCTCGACTTCACCAACGAACTTGTCGCCCTGGGCGTCTATGGCGAGGCGCAGCGCTATCCGTTTTCGGCCCTGCGCAGCGTCGATCTGGTGCGCGACGGCGCGGCCGTCACCATCCACCAGCAACAGCCCTGGACCGACCTGCTCGCCACCAGCGAATGGCAGCAGTATCGACAGATCGTCGGCACCCTGCGCTCGCCCACCTCGACGGTGCAGACGGTGCGCGAACTGTCGCTCAAGGTTGTCGTCGACGACCCGCGACGCCCCGTCCGGCACGTCTGCTTCTTCGACGCCCAGAACGCGTTCGGCGTCGAGGACAAGACCATCGCGCCCGTCATCGAACAGATCGACACCTTTCACGCCTACCTGCTCAAGGCCCTGCATCAGGGACGGCCGCCGGCCGAGGCCGCGCCGCCGTCAACCGCCGGCGACCAGGCCGACGCCCTGAAGACGCTGTGGGACCTGAAACGGGCCGGCGCCTTGTCCGAAGAAGAATTCACTTCAGCCAAAGCCCGGCTGCTCGCCGCCGGCTGACCAACAGGTTCACCCCATGACCATGTCGCCCCAAGACTACGCCATCGAACAGAAGATCCAGACCGCCGGCCCCAAGACCGGCCTGGCCTACCTGCTGTGGCTGCTCCTCGGCCTTGCGGGCGGGCACAGGTTCTATCTGCAACGCCGCTGGTCCGCCGCCGCCATGCTGGCGCTCTTCGTCGTCTCTATGGTTTTTGCCCGAACCGACCGGCTGACGGCCGCCCATTATGTCCTCATGCCCGTCATAGTGTGGTGGTTCGTCGATCTCGCGCTCATCCCCTGGCTGGCCCGCGACAGCCGCGACAAGATCCGCCGCGAAATGACCGCTCATCTCAGCATGATCGCCTCGACGGCCCAGGCCGGCGCCCGCCCGCCCGGCTCCGTCGCCCCGCAAACGCCCATTGTCTCCAACAGATCGCCGCCGGCGTCCTCGTCCATCGTCGACTGATCCTGTTCAGCCCTCCGCCTCGGCCCGCCGGCGGGCCAGCTCGAACACGCCGCCGCCCCTCATGGGCGCCAGGTGGGCGTTGAAGGCGCGGCTGGTGCTGTCGGCGTCGTCGTCGTGACGGCCGTCGGGAAAGGCCTCCAGCGCCTCGAACCAGGCCTCGTTCCAGCCGCCGCGCAGCACGAAGACGTTGCCGGCCTCGGCCTGGGCCGAGAACGGCCCGAACCGGGTCTGTTTGTCGCCGCTCTCCACCGTGGCCCGCGCCGTGAACCCCTCCAGCAACCGGATCAGCGCCTGCCCCTGGGCCTTGCCGGCCTGGCCAGGGTCCTGGGGCAGGCTGATCTCGACGCCGGCCCCGTCCTGGACAGCCGTGTTGCGGATCAGGCTTTCGACCTTGGCGGGCGTCTCGCGGGCCCGGACATGGTCCAGCACGAAATAGCGCCCCTCGCTCGACCGCCCGATCTTGGTCCCCGCGGTCCAGTCCGGATCGTTGGTCTCCGTCTTCGGCGTGCCGGCGAGGTCCCAGCCGCGGACCACGTGCAGCCCGGCCGGCGCGGCCTCGACCATCGGACACCACCCCCGCCGAAACAACAGGCCGGCGGCCGGCTTGATCTTCCAGTTGCCGCCCAGCAACCGCTCGCGCTCCACCAGCGGCAAGGCCAGAAGGTTGGCCAGATAGCCCGGATCGGCCGTGGTCAGCGCCGTGTTGTCCTCCAGGCGGGCCGGCACGAAGGTCGCGGACTTGGGCGAGCATTTCGGATGCTCGCGCCGCAACGCCTCGGCGCTCCCGGCCCAGACCAGCCGCTCGCCGACCCGCGCGAACCAGCGCAACACCCCCGCGCGTTCCGGAATGGGCAGGCCGCTGTCCGGATCGATCCACCAGCGCACGAAATCGGCGACCCAGCTCTCGGCGTCGGGGTTGCAGGTCGCCCGGATGTAGGGGCGCACGCCGCAGGTCGAGCGGTTTCGCGAGACCATGTACCAGAACTGTCGCGCGCTGAAATGCGTCAGCTCGTCGAAGCAGATCAGCGGAATCTGCGCGCCCTGCCAGTCGAGCACGGTCTTGTCGTGCTCGAGATGCGAAAAGCGGACGCTGGCCCCGCTGGGGAAGCGCCAGCTGAGCTGGGTCTCCAGCGACCGCCCCCCGAGAAGCGGGTAGAGCCGCCCGCTTTCCTCCCAGAGGCCGCCCTCGTTGCGGACCTGCACCGTGGTCCGGCGAAAGACCACCGCCGAAAAGCCGCTTCGGCCCAGGTGGCGCAAGGGCTCCATCAGCAACGCCCAGGTCTTGCCCCCGCCCGCCGCGCCGCCATAGACGGCGATGTCGGCCGGGCTGGCCAGGAACAGCGACTGCGGGCCCGACTGCGGGCGGATGACGTCGGTGTGGCGATCTGCACGTCCGATGATGCCGACCTCCCTCAACTCTTGTCGTCGTCGCGTCCGTTCTCGGGCAGGGCGAAGACCACCACGGCGCCTGGCGCGCCCTTGGCGCCGGTCTCGACCTTGACCGCGTCGCCATACTTGCGCGGCGCCAGGCGCGCCGCCGCCCACTTGCGGGCGTCGATCCGCAGGCGGTCGCGGGCGGCGTCGCCGCTCGAATCCGCGCCGTCGGCGATGTCTACGATCTCGTCGGCGAGGGCGTCGGCCTGAGCTTCCCGGGCGCGAGCGTACTGCTCGGCGAAGGCGGCGTCGGCCGCCAGCCAGGCGAACACGGTGCTGGCCGCCGGCATCTGCGGATCACGGCAGACGCTTCTCAGGCTTTCGCCCTCGACCAGCCGTTCGCAGATACGCTCGGCGATGCGGCGGGCCAGGCGTTTCGGACGCCCGTCGGCGCGGGGCGAACCAGGGTTCAT